AATCTCATTCGGAAAGCGACAGTCTGTAATAACAATGTCATCTTTGCTAGATCTTAGACGATTTTCCAAGCTAGCTATCCACATATCGTCATGGAAGTGTTTGCGTACCACCTCAGTACCCCAATATTGTAGTACCCAACGCGGTGTTACATCACAGCCTAGTCGTTTGCTCCACCATTCATCTTTGGTTTCGCGCCAGATTCTTGATTGATTAGTGCGCCCTTCAAGCAAGTCGCGTTCCCAACCAAATACCACGCTTACAGCATCTTTAAGGCTGTTAGCAAAGCTCTCGCGTTTAAATCTATGAAAGTTAACCAGATAGTCTGCAACCGTATCTTTACCTGAGCCGATAAAGCCTACGATACCGATGATAGAACTCATTGAAATCCCCTTAGTTGATAATACTATTTTACGAAATTATTGACTGAGAGTCAATGGATTTTTAGCCGGTTATCCAAGTCAATGGCATACCACCATCAGCATAGTTTCTAATATCTTCGTCTAGTTTTACCAATAGCTCTGCACCTTCTTGTTTGAGTGCTGTACCGTTTAAGCTAGTGCCGCCTTGTGGGCCTGCGATTGATGCAAATTTTTCACGAGCATTACCCACGCTGATCAACACTAGTGCATAAGCATAGTCTTGGATCCACGGAAATACCTGTGGATCGTTTAACAACATAATATCTGGTTTATAGTTGTATAAATGTAATAACACTGTTTCAGTTACTGCATTATCTGGTGAGCTTGGTGAACTTACGTATGTAGAAGCTAACGACATATCATTGACCACCGTGGCACCAAGTGCCGCAGTATTTAAGAATGTAAATACTTGTTGCGTTGGATCCACGCTGGTAATAACATAGCTACCGTTATACCCAGAAACAGGGCAATTAGTAATAGCAATAGTGCTTCCTACGCCGACACCATTCCAAGGCCCTTGATTTGAAATTTGGAATGTAACCGTGCTGCCCGGCGCTGTGCCCGTTGATGTTAAACTCCTTAATCTTAATGTAGCACCTGCTCCTTGAAATGGTAATTTACGAACTAGAGTAATTTTTTTGCTAACTTTGTTCCACGTAAAGTTCATAAACCCACCAAACATACGCATGGCCAATTTTTGATAGTCTACGAATAATTCATAGTTTGCTAGGCCACCAACCCGACCTGCTACTAACATATAGGTGTTTAAGTAACCACTTGCAAATGGTTCAAATTGGCTAGCTGTGGTACCCGTTACACTGCCAATACCACGTCGATAAATTGCTTTAACATCCATGACTGTGTTAGGTAATATGTATTCTTGTGTTTCGGGGTATAAATCTAAAAATGCATAACTTTCTTCTACTGAGTTGCTGCTCTTTTGACGATATCGGATCAGTGCTTGTTTGATACCCATTTCATAGTGATCGCTGTCTGCTTCGACATCAACTATCTGATCACCCAAGCGTAGCCTAATATAATCAATTATATCATTTTGTAGGCTAGATACTTGTGTTAGTTGAGCTTGTAAGTTAGCATCAAAAGCAATGTGCCCAGCACCTGTACCTGTATATGGATTATACAGGCTCTCAGTTTGCATACTAAGAGTTGCTGTTAAATTACCGGTTGCTGAAACGTTTGCTGGAAGTAAAGACATTTAAATTATCCTGTTATAGTGTATTTATTATCTACAACAGGATAACTTTGCCTTTCGCTACCTTGAGGGGATTAGATTACTTTGAGTAGGATGGTATCAGCGTTGATACGTCCATTAAGTTTGATTTCTGTAGTTTTGATATTTTCTAAGAACTTACGTAGTTCTACTTTATTGCTGGCTAGGAATGCTTTGACCTGTTCTTCGGGTTTGCGTAGAGTTTTTTGTGTGCTCTTGCTTTCATTAAAGCCCGTGATGGTTGTACCTTTAACACCTAATACACCGCCTTGATCTTCTGCTACATAGCGACCTAGTTTACGATTTTTAACATTATAAACCCATAGCTGTTCTGCGCCAACGATGTCCACTGGATTAATCGATACCAGCTTCATTCCAGCATCTTGTTTAAGATATTTCAAACTCTTAACTAGTTTTTCTTTGGCTGGTGGTTTACGGACTGCGGCTTTTTTAGTTGCTTTCTTAGTTTGATTATAGGCCGTCAAATCAGCAAATAGTTTGTCATAGAAAGCATCATAACGTTTATAGTCAGCGGCTTTCATATAGCTGTATGCATCTTTAAGATCTTCATCTTTGGTCGTTCTTGCTTCACGCACTTCTGCACAGCGTGGTTCAAACACTGCCTGGATTTTATTAATCAGTACTTGTGGTACGTTGTTCTTAGTTAAATACTCATAGGCCTTAGGATCTATTGTTTCGCCTGTATATAAAGCATCTTCAAGCATTTCAAAATAAAGAATATGCTTCCTGGCTACTTCGTTCATACGGTCTTGGATCGTTGGAATATAGACTTGTGTTTTCTTTACTTCTGGCTTTTCTTCAAAATCTTCGTCATTGTCTGCTTTAAGCAATAGCACACGCTGAACCGCATCAAGGATATATTCTACATGGCGGTCACGTAAAGGCATACCTCGTTCATGTGCTTTGATCAGTGCGCAGACTGTAAATGGTGTAAGGCTGTCGGCTGACCGTTGATAACGATCAATAGTAGTTTTATCTAGTTTATGTAACCCTTCGCTACCTTCATGTTGACGTAGCCAGGCCACTACATATTTTTTAAGATCTTTGGTGCTATAATAATAATTGTAGTAACGAAAACTTTGGCGTAGGTGATGGTCAAATTCCTCATTTGAAAAAGCCAAGGCGCGATCATAATCCCAAATAGGTTCATTGCCTGTATATTTTTCGTCAGCGAAATTATTACTGCTAACTTTTGCTTTCTTTTTCATGCCATCAATCTTGATTGCCATACTATCCTCTCTTGTTATATTTAATTATACAGGATTTGTTTTGCTTGTCAAACATTTTAATTTTCCGAATCACGGACTGTTTTAATTTCTTTCTCTAACTCGCGTTTGACCTGTTTATAAGCGGCACGTTCCATGCTGTCTAGATCGTCCCAATTCTCTTCCATGCTGTTTAGGGCACCAAAGAGATTGCGATGTCCGTATTCTTCACCGTGCCACTGCACGATACTATATGCTTCACCTATGTCCATATATACTGGTGTTCCCATTATTTGTCTCCAAGTTGGAATTTTTTAAGATATTCGTTGGCTTCAGTTAGATCCGTTACGGGTTCAACAGTATCTAATAACATAGCGTGACGTGATAGTTGTAGGATTCTTTGGGCACGGAAAAGACGTTCATACCGGCTTTCACCTGGATAGGGTTGGCTCCATTTAAAGTTCATTTGATCTCCTCTATACTGGATTTAAAATCATTGTCCCAATTTAGCTCTACTGTTTTATTCACAGGTGTGGCAATGATTTCTTCGATAGTTCTGCCAGTGGGCTTATGCTGGACGATTGGTTTTTTAGCCCAATCTAAATTGTAGAGCCAGGCAAATATAGCTATCCATAATAGAGTAGCCAGAGTAGTTTTGCTGTCTAAAAGTTTTTTAATAAAATCATGCATTTAGTCACTCCTTTATTATATGTATTATAGCATCTTTTGGTTTAAATGTCAACCATTTAATAGCACACCAAAGGTCAAATATTGCTCATAATGGGCTATTTCTTGGTTGATTTGTTCTAGTAATTCCTTGTGCTTACGGGTTTGGCGACCCATTCTACGGCAGTTGATTTCTTCTTCTGATAGTTTTTTAACCATAGCACCTATAGCATCGCTCATTTTCAGCATGTCGTTGGTATGCTTTTTCATTTTGTGTGCGGGTGCTTCTAGTTCAATTTGAACCTGTGCCCAATCTAAACTTTGAGTAATTTCAGCCATACTATACTATAACACATTTTGGCTAGCTTGTCAATGTCGATAAATACTAGATAATAGGATTAGCTAATGCCACGTCTAAGTTTATATCGTCCAGAAAAGGGCAATGACTACAAGTTCTTTGATCGACGTATCAGTGAAATGTTTACCATAGGTGGAGTTGATGTCCATATCCACAAATATCTTGGGCCGTTAACACAGGGTAATGTCAGCATGACTGAACCTGGTGGTGCTACTACTCTACTAGGAATCCAAGACTTACTATTCTTAGAAAATCGTGATCGCAAGTATGACACCAGTGTCTATACCATGCGAACTATATACCGCTTAAATGACAACGATTTTGATCTAACGCAGTTTGGATTATTCTTAACTGGTGATACCATGTTTGCTGTGTTCCATTTAAATGACATGATCGACACAGTTGGTCGTAAGATCATAGTAGGTGATGTCATGGAACTACCAAATTTAAAAGACTACTATCCGTTAGATGACAGTGTCCCAACAGCTCTTAAACGTTATTATGTAGTGCAAGACGCTACCCGTGCCGCAGAAGGATTTGCACCTACTTGGTATCCGCACCTATGGCGTGTTAAACTACAACCATTGGTGGACAGCCAAGAATACAAAGATATCATTAATACTCTTGATGCTGGCGAGAATACTGATAGTTCAATAGCAGAGGTTCTAAGCACTTACCAAAAATACATTGATATCAATGACGCTATTGTTAGCCGTGCAGAACAAGATGTTCCAGCCAGTGGTTATGATACCAGTGCGATCTATACTGAGCCGGTTAATCCGGACGGCACACCCGGTGACCCGGGTGGTTTAGATGCCAGCCAGGTCAGTGATGATGCCAGCGATGTCAATGATGATGCGAGTTCAGCCACACTGACGGCAGCCAAGAAAGTAGAAGGATATCTGACTGGAGATGGCCTACCACCAAATGGCGCCGCAGTTGCCGCTGGTATCGCTTTCCCAAATTCTCCAGGAGTGGGAGATTTCTATTTACGTTTAGACTATGTGCCTAATAGACTGTTCCGTTATGATGGACGTCGTTGGGTCAAGATAGAGGATGCAGTGAGAACTAACCTAACACCTGGTTCGACCAATACTACACAATTAAGTGGGTTCGTTAATGACACTAACAAGTTTATGAGCAACAGCGTTGCTTGGGACGCTATACGTATCAGCAGTGGTGCATATACACCTGCGGCCAATGCTTGGACATTATCATTTAATGTTACCACAGGTAATATAGTTGTTAAAGTTCCATACGTCAGTGGTTATGGCGCCAAGACCTATATCAACAGTATCAAAGTCAACAACACCATCAGTAACTCAAGTGGCAACATTGGCATACACGTGGCCAATACCTATGTCAATGGTGACCTATTAGAATACACAGTTTACGAACACGTGATCAACGAACGTCAGAGCTTATCACAAGCCTTGCGTCCTTCAGCGGATAACATATAATGGCAGCCTTACAACAATATTTTTATGATGCTCAGATTGAACGTTTCCTAGCACAGTTTATCCGTATGGTGTCTGGGTTCCAAGTTGAATTTGGTGCTGATCGAGATGGCAATAAAACTCTACAACGTGTGCCTGTTTACTATGGTGATGGTAGTCGACAAGTAGCTGCTATCATTAATAATATGAGTGAAAACGCATTGCCAACTACTCCGGCTATGACCGTTTATATCAACAACGTTACCTATGATCGTGATCGTGTGCAGGACCCTACATTCGTTGGTAAGATGAATATACGCCAACGTTACTATAATGAAGACACACAAGAATTTGAAAATCGCCAAGGTAATGCATTTACCATCGAACGTAGCATGCCAGTACCTTACACCTTAGATCTTAAATTAGATATCTGGACATCAAACACTAAACAGAAACTACAGTTATTAGAACAATTAATGGTCTTGTTTAATCCAGGTATGGAAATACAGTCAACAGACAACTATATCGATTGGACCAGCCTGAGCGTGGTTTATTTAGAAAGTCCAACTTGGACTAGTCGTAGCGTACCAATTGGTACAGAAAATCCCATTGATGTTGCTACCTTAACATTTAAACTACCTGTGTGGATCAGTCCTCCGGCCAAGGTTAAAAAACTTGGGGTCATACAAAAAATCATCGCCAGCATACACGATGCAGATGGTAATCTCAGCGATGCTGTTTATAATGACACTAATCTATTAGGTAATCGTCAATACTTTACACCATTGATGTATGGAGTATTATTAATTGGTAACCAATTGACTTTATTAAAAGTCAGCGAAGTCGAAACTCCACGCGAACCTACACTCAGCACACCAACCAAAGTTGGTACCCGTGATGTTTGGCGCGATCTCATCAATGTCTATGGTGTATTAGAAAATGGTATTAGTCAGGTAAGATTATTACAGGAAGATGGTATTACTGAAGTCATTGGCACTGTTAGCTATCACCCAACTGATGATAGTATATTGATCTTTAATGTAGATGTAGATACCACACCGGGTAACACATTAAATCCAATTAATGCTATCATTGACCCTCGCAAGGTCACTGTCAACAGCGACATTACTAATCCTAGCTCTGGTACTAGATATTTAATATTAGGTGATATTGGTAGTTTTGATACTTCAAATGGTGATGGTCCTATTGCCTGGCGTGGCTCGGCTGGAAGAGATTTAGTAGCCAATGCAAATGATATTATTGAATACAATGGTAGCTATTGGACAGTTTCATTTGACAGCCAAACCCAAACGAGTTTACAATATGTAAGTAATCTAACAACTACCACTCAATATAAATGGAATGGATCCCAATGGGTAAAAAGCTGGGAAGGCGAATACAAGGAAGGACTTTGGACACTAGTCATATAGAAGGTGTCGGCACCTTTATCTACGCAACATCGACTAGCCGCTATCTATTCTTATTACGTGATACTAGCAAATATAGTGGAACTTGGGGCTTAGCTGGTGGAAAGATCGACCCTGGTGAACAATTACTAACATCACTACATAGAGAACTCAACGAAGAACTTGGCTACGATTTCATTGATGTCAAAGTTATCCCAATAGAAAAATTTACCAGTGACAACGGTAACTTTAGTTATAACACTTTCCTGATACCTGTAGAAGAAGAATTCACTCCGGTATTGAACTACGAACATCGTGGATATTGTTGGGTCCGTTTAGAAGATCATCCTAAACCCCTACACCCAGGTGTATGGCGAACTATTAATTTTTCAGCTGTGATAGATAAGATTAAAACTTTAGAAACAGTGTTATAGGTCAGTTTCTAAAACAAAGTCTCTATGACTGATCTGGCGGAAGTTTAGGCAATATTTGTGACTTTCTGGAACTGTGCTACGTCCACACGGTGTAACCCAAATGAAGTCAACATCATCATATAGATTAAATAACTCAATCCTATTTGTCACCCATTTATCACTTAATATGTCAACATCAAGAGCATCATAGCCATTGGTGCCAGCATAGACGTTGAAGTTATAGCTTTCAACATCTTGCTCATCAAATCCCAATAGATAGATACGTTTATGTCCATCAAATGCCGCGATATAAGCTGCGGTGGTGCCTGCATCAGCATAGGGATTGTAAGGGATTAAATAAAACTTTCCTGGATATTCTAATAGATGCATAGCATTAGTATAGACTATATTGTTTTTAACGTATTCACTACCAGCTAGTTCTTTAACTATACCATCACCACCGGCTACTAAAAAGTCTGGAGTAAAGTCTCTGTATAAGGCATTACACCCATAAGTTTGTAGAGTATCTGCACCAAGTAGTCCGCTAAACTTTTTAAGATTTTGTAGATCAAACTCTAATCTCGTAGGACTGTTGCCAACGACCACAGCACGATTACTAATTTGATTGTTAGTAACGGCATTAGGAACAGTTTCCACAGTTTCGTACCAATGGGTTCCTTCCTTCTTGCGTTCAACAATAATATCTTCGCCGGTATAGTCCTTGCGATAACTTTTAGCTACTTTTAACATTGATCACCTATTATACTATGAATGTACCAAATGCTTTAACATTGGCTTGTACCACTGATGCAGCTATTGTACCTGTGTAGTAAACTTGGACGTTGCCTGCCAGCACGTTTGCACTTAAAACGCCCATGGCATAGCCATTATTCACTACACCGTAGGTGTTGATCCAAGCATTACCTGCACCATCAGTAACTACCTGTGCTGTATATGATTCTACATTACCTGTAGCACCCGTGCCTCTCTTAGATGAAATTTGGAAAGTAGCACTGGTAAATGTTGTTTGGCTACGAGTAGCGATCACATATGGTGTATTGTTGGCTGCGATATTAACTGCTGTCTGTGTATAGACGATGTCTGTACCATTGAGCAAGTTAAAGTCGCCGGCGGTGTCAACACGTGTGCGGATAACCGTACCGCCATCACTGGTGCCTGACCATTGTTCTACCCCAGTGTCACTGGTAATAAGTTGATTAATACCATTACCGTTGGTAATTGAACTAACTGTTGCTGTCGTTGTTAATACGCGAACGTCGATCACATCATCTGGTGCTGGTGGTTCTGTAAATGTCATTGTTGTACCGCTTACACTGTAGGCCAAGGTTGGGAACTGCATGACACCGTTAATGCTTACAATCACGCTAGATGTTGTTGCTGAGGCTTGTAAGGTAAATGTTGTATTAGTTCCGTCAACGTTACCATAACCAGCTGCTACGTTACCTGAATATTGGCGATCACTGATGACTGTGAACACTGAACCCGCAACGTTCCAAACAGTACCATCATAGAATTCAAGTGAATTAGTTGTGCTGTTGAAACGTAGCATACCTGCTACATCATTACCGCCTTGGCTACTTGGTCGTGCAGCAGTTGGTCCAACTGGAACCATCATTGATGTTGATCCACCAACTTTTAATATCGCACCTGGTTGGACTGTTAGATTGCCGCCACCGACGATCACTGTTTCTGTTATTCCTGCTACAGTATTACCTGTCAGACCTAATAATACCACATTGCCATTAAAGCTATTAACTCTAAATGCCGTACCTTGTTGATTTGTAGTATTAATATTTGCGCTGATACCAAGTGTGAAACTCTTATTAACTGCAACACCACCAGCTACGATCAACGCACCAGTGGTTAATGTTGTTGATTCTGTTGTTGAGTTAGCCCAAATAATGCCTGTGGCTTTTACTGTATCTGCGATCACGCCTGATGCGCTTACGTTGCCAGTTGTATTAATAAATCCACTTGAGTTGATTGCTGCTACTGTTGATGTTCCAGTTACATTTAATGCACCGGCATTGACTGCAGAAGCACTGACGTTTGCTGTGGTATTAATAAATCCACTTGAGTTGATATCAGCCGCAGTGGTAGTGCTGTTAATTGTTAAGGTGTTGAGTATGCCGCCTGCAGCTAGAATGTTAGCTGATAAGTTAATACTTGCGCCAGTGAATGCAGTTCCTGTGTTGCCAATGAATCCTGAACTTATTTGCCCTGCGGTAACAGTAGTAAATGTACCAGCTGCCGCTGTAGCATTACCAATGACTGTGTTTTGTATACCTGAGCCTACGTATAGTGCTCCAGTTATACCAGCACCACCTAATACCTGTAGTGCTCCTGATGTAGCGTTGGTTGCTGGGTTACCATTGACTAGAGATAAGTTACCAGCTTTGATCGGATCCCATACTGTTCCTGCAGAAAATACCACAGTATCAGTGCCTGGTTCTGCGGTATTACTAAAGAATTTCCATGTGTTGTCTGTATTGTCACGCACTACTCCAGTGAATTGGGTAGAGTTGGCTAGTGTTGATAAGCCAGGTCCGGTGAATTTTGAATAGAATCCAATATCATAATTATATGGATATGAAGTAGCTGTTGCTAAAAATAGTAATGGATCTTCAACCGTGATAACGTTGGCTTGAACACCAATGATATTAGCCGCATACAAGTTGCCACCAACCCATAGGTCTTTGGCGATACTCGCGCCACCTTGGATGATCACTGCTCCAGAGGCTGCGTTTGTTGAATTTGTTGGATTTGTGAATGTTGCTGCGCCACCGACACCTAGTGTGCTGTTTAATTGTGTACCGCTTGATACTGTTAGTGTAGATCCGATATTAGCCGCACCGCTTACGCTGATACCACCATTTGGAATCACGACTGCACCAAGGCCTTGAGCTGTTGTTGCTATGCTGGCGTTGGCCCATAAGCTGTTGTCTGCGCTTAATGTTGTGAATGCACCCGTTGACGCAGTTGCATTACCAATTGGAGTAGAGTTTATCGCGGCAAATTGTGCTAGACCACCAAGAACATTACCTGATAAGTTGATAGTTGCACCAGTAAATGCAGTGCCTGTATTACCAATAAAGCCTGCAACTACATTACCAAATGTAGCATCATCTGCCGTGACCAATTGTGCTAGAACTGTGCTGGCTGCAACGTTGCCTGATACATTCAAGCTCGCGCCAATGATACCACTAGCCAATACGTTACCACTTAGATTGATACTCGCACCAGTGAATATTGTGCTGGCATTACCAAAGTTAGCTGCGGCAATGTTGCCAAATGTTGCTGTGCTTGCTGATATATAACTAGCAATCAATGTTGAAACTAATACGTTGCCTGTGGCATTCAAATCACCAACGTTGGCTGCACCTAAGGTCGTAAAGCTACCAACCGTAGCTACACCTGCGGCATTGAACTTACCGACAGATAAGTTAGCTAGGCCAAGTTGTGAAGTGATATTACCGTAGGTAGTGCCGCCTTCAGCAGTTGTGATTAATCGAAATTCTTTAAACGTTTCGCTCCAGATAAACGCTTTGTTATCTGCTGAGCCTCTGTTGAATATCAAACCTTCATCGTAGGTATTAGTGCCAGCAAATCCGTTGTTTAATACTACCAATGGATCGTTAACGTAGGTGTTAGTAGACGCAATAGTAGTAGTTTGACTGCTGCCTAGGACGAACAAGTTACCTGTGATTAAGAAGTCACCCGGTACTGTTACGTTACTAGCAAACAATGGACCTGTGATAGTTCCATCTGCGATCTTTTGGCTAGCAATGATAGTCTTGCTATAGATCTGATTGTTTAATATTCTAGTTAAATTTGCCATTTTAAGGACTTAGCTCCGCAATTATAATATATTTCTACACTATGTTTACAGCCTGCGGTTCCATATTCCCCTGGGGCGTTTGATATGTGTTGTTAGTAATATTTATGCGAGATTGCCAAAAACTATCAGCGTTATGCTGATAATGCGAGAGTATTTTGTGTTGTGACGTTGATATTTGCCACTGTTTGATTAGTAGTATTGATAGCACCACCAACTGTGCTTGCGCCGTAGGCAGCTGGGTTGGCATTTAATACTGCGGCCGCATTTTCTGCCGCTGTAGGCACTGTCACGCCTGAAGTGTTGTAGGCAAAAGCCAGAGCCGAAACAGTAGCGATAACACCGCCACCTGGGTTCACTGTATAAGGAGTTGAGTAGTCATCTGAATAGACGATACCTGTGACGTTGACTTGTTGATTTACCACTATGTGCCAACCGTTAAAGGTAAAATAGATATCACCCGCATATTGACCACTGCCTACACTGTCGCCACCAATTGATCTAATAGGTTGTGCATAGGTATAATTACGACGACGTTGCAACCAACGTTTGCTTGCTGAGTAGATGTCTTGTTTAGCACGGACTGTTACACTGGTGCCATAGCCTTGACCATTGGCGTATAGTTTGATAGGGTTAACGATGATGTTTTTATTATCACCGTCAAATGTGACTAATAGCGGATCTACTAGATCATCCCAAAAGCTAATAAGGTTTGTCCACACAATTAGCGGATTTCCTTCCAGAATTTAGTGTAGTAAAGTGAAACGTTACCGTTTGGGTTACCTGCGGCTGATGTTGGCACTGTCATTGGACGAGCAGCGAATGTAAACACACCCTTGGCATTTTCAGCTACATTGTAGTTAGGACCAAGACCAAATGATTTTTCAATACGATCGCCTAGTGATGCTCGACCACTACTGTTAGCTGGTGCCACAAATCCTTCGATTGGTTTAAATGCATAGTTACCAATGAGACTATTTTGGGCAGCTCGCGTCTGTATAGTATTGACTTCATATGTACCTGTGCTACCTGGATTAGTGAATGTAACGCTAGTTACTGTGCCTGTCATAGCTTGGCTACAATAAACATTACTACCTACTATACTTTCAACGAATGTAGCCTGTGGAACGTTTGTGCCTTGCACTAGTTGTCCCATGCCAATACCTACGTTGCTGACTACTGTCATCCATTTTTGACCACTTGCACCACCAGTGGCTACTGTGGTTGTTGTGTTTGGTGTTGCGTTTGATGTCAGCTGTCTAATAACTTTAGTTCTAGCCGTTACGCCTGCACCGTCACCACCTCTTAGATATAATTCTTTTAGCACACTGCCAGATGATACACTACCAACTGTCATGATGTTGTTAGAAGTATATGGGAATACTCCGCCGATGTTAGCTGAGAATGTAGCTACATTTGACCATAATTGGACTTGTGGCATTACTGTTGCTGATGTATCAACATACAGCATGGTGCTAGGTTGATAGGTATCCGACCATTGGTAGCCTGTTAGATAATCTTCACCTGGTATTACGAAAATACCCACTTCTAGGTTAACGTTACCTTGCACAGCCCAGTCAAATGTTTCATGGATACCAATCACGCTGTTAGGAACGTTTTGATAAATCCTACCTGTGGTATTGACGATACCTGCGATATTACCATTGGCATTAGCAGTAAACGCTTGACCGATCTTATCTGATGCTGAACCAAGACGTTGGAAATTAGTAGAGCCGCTACCGTTACTAACGATAGTATAGCTAACGTTGGCTACGATAGTATTAGCCCAAGTTTCAGGACCTTTGATCGTTGATTTTGCTTTAAAGCTCAAGAAAGGAGTCCATGTAGTCGGGTCGTTAAACGGTACTGGATCATCTGGAGTGGTGCTCAGATATATACCAGAATATTTAACGTCAGCTGTTTCACTGAATACCACACCAGCACCAACACGCATAGTTGGATTACCGCTGGTAACGTCAACTACACCCACGTTGCGCTGTGCCCATGTCACTGGTAGGCTTAGGATACGACAGCTTGATGTAGTGAAACTGTTGATTGGGCGGAACTCATGCACTGTGATACGACGACCGTCTGCTGTTTCGACACCGAGACGTATACGTCCAATAGTGCCCTGAACGTCCATCCAATATAGATTTACCTTGGTAGGATCTAATAGGAATTCGCTGGTAGTTGCGCTTAATAGTGTGTTGGTATTCCAATCACTTTGATTAACTACAGTATCTGTAACTACGCCTGAGATATCACTACGTAAGAATACCTGCATGGTTGTGCCGTTAAGACGGAAACCAAATCCATTAAGGTCATCAAAATAACCCCATTCACGGATTACGTTAGCACGACCACTGTCGCCAAATGACACTGAAGTATAGAATAATTGTGAAACCCCTGGTTTATAAGGATGATATTGTGCCGTAGTCCTGCGTGCGATATCTCCGCTAGAACTAGTAGTAGTGTACCACATAGAACTGCCCTGTGGGTTATATGTTACTGAGCCTGCACCAACCTGACTAGTCCAATATCTATCAGCTAGATCGTAGCTATAGTGATAGTATTCACCAACGGCCTGCATCTGACTGACCTGCATGTGTCCCCAGCTGTCAAACTGCGGAGTACCTTCAAAGAATCGGGTAAATGCAGCACCTTTGTTGTCAATGGTCATGGTATTTTCAGGTGCTTTAGCATCTGCAATACTGGTGCTAGATTGATAAACGTTAGCAGTTACACCATTTGCTGCCACTGTAGCATATAATGTACCACCGTTGCCCGCACTGTTATAAATTCCATCAGCTGCCGCAAAGTTTGCATTACTGGTTATATTCACATACCAATTTACTGTGGCATCAGTACCGTTATAAGTACCAACTAACGTGCCCACTGCTCCGCTTGGATAACCATAAACAGTAGAGTTTAAACTTGCCGCATTAGCTGCTAGTGTAACTACTAGATCGGTAACTAGCTTATGTCTGGTTTTCTTCCCGACACCGTCTGGTGGTAATTGAATATAATTCGTTGTGGTCATTTAAAAAGTCCTTAGTATTCTGCTATAATAGCTTTATTTATCACAAATAGCGTTAGGTTGCGTAATTCTTTTCTTGTACTGGAGTAGCAGTTATGTTATTTGTGGTAGATTTCAACAAGGTAGTTGCTGGACTAATATAGTATTGCCCTGTGGTGCGTCCTGTGGTTACCAAATATACTGTAGGTCCTGAAATTTGCCCTGCTTTACTAGTGTCGTTGTTAGCACCCCATGTTGCGCCCGACACATAATTTTCATTGACTCTATACCAAAGCCAAGCTGTACCTGTATACACGCTGTATTCGTCATTGGTATAATAATAATTGTTGGGTAACCAACGTGCCTGTTGATTATTTTCCCATAGCATGTCGTAGTTTATAGTAGTTCCGCTAGGGTTTGCTCCGACTAAATTACCTTTGATTTCGTAACTACCGTCGCCGCTGGTATCATAACCAAACCCTTGAACTAGTTGAGCATTTCTGGTGCCAAATGCCAAGCTACCTTGCACTGTGTAACCTGCTGAGATGACATTACCTCGATTGATCTGTTTAAAGAACAGTTCATAGGTAGTATTGGCCCCGTCCGTGGCTAGATAGCTGTTAAATGAAATAGTACCTTGCGCCACGTAATTAAATGTTCTGAGTGCTTTAGTGTTGTCAGCAAATACTAAATTATTGATATCAGCCAGTGCAAAGTGATCAATATACACTCCACCGTCAGTGATATCATAGATCGTCTTTAATGTGGTACCTTCGTATACTACTAGTGCTCTTGTGGTGCTGCCGTTCCTGCGAACAGTTCCACTGTCAATGTCTATAGTATAAGGGCGACGCAAGGTCCATTGTATGTATTCATATACTTGTTGTATGGTCTCAGTTCCAAAGGTGCTAGCCGTTGTCTGTGCGTCAACGATCACACTGAAATAGTAGACATTTCCGTTGATAGTTCTAGGTTGCGGTGTAGCATACCAAGTAATACTCATAGCATTCCATGGACTGGCTGTTGGAGTAATACCAGTTGAGGATATCGTGCTGTCACTGTCAACTATATTAGTATCAACTGTTGACAATATAGGAAATCTATAGGCCTGATAGGTCAAGTTTGCAAATCCAACGTCTGTCTTGCTGGCCTGCGAGAATGTGTATCCTTGTTCACGTGTATAGACGTTAAACACATTAGAAGAAGGTCTATAATCAAAATTGCCTGCGCTATAAATCTGCACGGGTTGATTCATTTGTCCTGGTACGATAGCATTAGTTGGCGCGGCATAAAGATTACCACCAGCTTGATAATACAATTGATCTTTAGGATGTATGGTTATCACGCTACCAGTGTAGGCAGCAGTGATAGTCTTAGACAATACAAATTGTGTGTTAGACACGATACTAGAAATTTTAGCACCGTAGGGTATATTTGCACCAATGACATAAGATCCTACCACTGATGTTGTAGCATCATTGATGGTGATCACATTGCTGGCTGTGACATTGGCACTTAATGTTGTTGTAGTTGTAAGTCCTTCTGATCCCAAGGATCCTAGGCTAATTATACCTGCCCACTCTTCTGTGGTTACTCTGGTATTAATATTAGCTTTAACTGACCATCCACCGGTGCGTACGAGATTATATGTAAAATCTACATCACCGTAGAATGTAAGATTGACTGCTGATATCGTTCCGCTGTTTACTGTAGATAATGTAAGAGAAGTGTTGCTGTCAATACTAGACACTCTGACATTAGCTCCTAGATTATTACTTCCAGAGACATAAGCACCAACAAATACATTAGCTTGATCAAATTTAATTCCACTGGCAGTGGTTAGTGTTGTGGATGCATTTGCTCCACTACAATTTAATACTGTAATTTTGGTAGTAGGGTTTACAGCTTTGTCGAAATTCCAACCGTTGATCATATCAAACTGCTCGTTGGTCATTGGGTTCATTGGAAATGGTAAAGGGGTTAGACTGCTGTTACTGGTCCATAATTCTTTTAATTTAGTATATAAACACTGTAGTGTAACACCGTCGGCAGTCAAATTACCTACACGGGTGAGTTTAATCAACGACCTAGTAGTATCAATTACTAGTTCCTTAGATGTGGTGGCGGTATTGGCAGCTATTTCAAAACCTAAGCTGTCTGGATCTTGTATTAAACCACCTACTGTTGCTACCATGTCGTGTCCTTGATCTTAATATTTATAGCCAGCCGTTAACTGGGATTACTAAATTGCCTATCTATTTGTTGTGCTACTGTGACTGTAGTACCATTGTATGTCAAACTGGTAGATGGGCGCAGTGCTTGATAATCGTTATTTAATACCACCACATTTACCGGAGTATCAAAGGTCAAATATGTACCTGCTGATACTGTAGCTGATTGGCTCAGTGTGTATGTACCTGCTCCGCCCACGCCAGAACCTAAACCTACTATGGTTGTTCCTGTGCTAATTCCTGTTCCACTTACAGTTTGACCAATAGTAATATTTCCTGATAGTAACGAGCCCACTGTTAATGTAGTGGTGCTGGCACTGCCGGTCGCTGTTGTATAGGTATAAGAATATACAGCTTGATATTTTCCAGTATTTATAGTGTCAGCAGTTATGACTAAATTGCTAACTGTAGTATTAACCGTAGTGCTACCAACATTAGCAACACCAGCGATAGGCACCATTGGACTAGCAAAGGTATTGGCATTGTAAACGCTGACATTACTGCCATCGATGATACCTGCGATGATCAATGTTCTAACTGGTGGAAGTATTACTGTGTTACTGTTTGCTGCCGCCGATGTTTTAGCGATATTAGCCTGTGTACCAGTTTGTTGTAAGGTCAACGGAGTGTTAACAGGAGCATTCCAATAGATGTCAAAGTTATTACCAAAGAATGACAGGCTAGATGTTGATAAAGTAATTCTGCTACCACCAGCACCAGTGCAGATCAAATGCAGGCCACCGCTAGCGATGGTATTGTATAATATCGAACAGTTGGCTAGTTTGTTTAATGCTGTTTGTAGTGTAGCTTGGTCGGCACCTGCAACTTTGATAGCACCTTGACCTGATCCTGCTTTAGTATAAGCAAATTGACTGTTGGTAATAGTTCCACCAGCCGTTAGTATTTCCACACAGTTAGTAAACACCATGTCATTGAGATTAACACCTGAATTCAATACGATGTTCCCTGCGCCAAATACTCTACTGCCATCAAAGGCATAGGTAGCACTGGCTGAAGTGCTGGGATGGAATCTCCAGAAGAATGGACTAAAACTACTGATCACGCTGTTAGTATGGATTATAGTATCGCCGGTGCCTGCATAGTAGGTCATACCTACCACGTTATCTGATGAATTATAAAATACCTGTTCTACATTGATATCGTAGTGTTTTGGAAATTCGATAACTGTGCAGTCTAGATTTAGATATATGGGATTGGTTCCACCGTCGCCAAACTGTATTGATTGCATGATGACCTGTTGTTGAATACCTTGTTGTAGCACACTCCAACGTTCCTTGCCCAAGGCCGCGCCGCGGAAGATAGCCTTAAGTGATGCTGGGAATGCTGAATTACCTCCAGCGATAGTGACGGTATCTAATGCCCACATACTGCCAAACTGCCAGACTGGCGCAGCTACCGCACCCGATACAAAGAATCCAAAAGCGTTGACGTTGGCCGCTGAAAATTGACTAGAGTTAGCAAGTAATCCGCCGGTAGCAGCATCGTTAACGATCATCGGTACATGTGTAGCTGAGTCAAATACTGTGCCTGACCCGTGCGTGTTCCAAATTTTAACAGCATTACCGACTCCACTTGTAAAAGATGTATTGGCCGCAAATGATCTATCAACTGTGTATATACCAACACCGCCAGCGGTACCTGCCTGTTGGCTAACTATCTTAACTCCTAGGACGTTACCATAGATGGCGGCGGCATTTCCTATCACAACGTTAGCACCCAAGGTACCTGTAACTGCACCAATCTGCATGTTAGTACCTAGGATATTACCTGTGATACCTGTGGCTGTTATTGATGACATGCCGACTGCTAGACCCTTAACGCCCGGACGAGTAAAGTTGTCTGTGTTCTGTAGAACTTTTGGTGTCTGTGGTTTAGCATGCACCAGGATATTTTTACCTACAAGACTTGATCGATTGACTGGGGTCTGTATGTAATGTGCACCTGACCAATTTCCGCTGGTAGATACTCCTTGTAGCTGTGCCATGCTATGGTAAGAATTAATTCCCACATCTTGGGCGGTGCTTGGAACACCAAAGGAGACAGTTTTTCCAGCTATAAGGTTACCAAAATTTGCTGCTGTCTGCATAGATACTGTTATGTTACCATTATTATTCCAGGGACTGCCTAATATAGGATCTATATAAATTGAACTATCATTAGCACAATAACCAGGAATAACTGTTGCTCCACTGGCTGGTGGACTGATACCTAATGTTAATTTAACATGGCCAATATTTCCTGTTTTATTATAGTAAACATTATTTGGTGTTAACCCAGCTGTTGGTTTAAATCCCCAACTAAATCCATGGCTGTGTGTTAGTGCGTCCTGCCCAGCTTCATAGATAACCGGACCTTCTAAAATCATTGGAACTTCAGCAGCTGCCGAAGCGACTCCATAAAGAACTAAGCTGTTATTTACAGTAGTGGTTAACTGTGACATATTGCTACGAATTGTACCAACAACTACGTTGGCAGCAATATATCCTGTACCAGCACCGCCTGAGCCATTGAATGGTGTAGTTGTATTAACATCTTGCACTGATATAAGGCTGATCATTTGTCCAGGACTGACTATCGTATTAGCTAGGAAAGAAGGGTCTGATTCACTACTACCTGCTATTTTGTACAAGACAGCTAGACTAACGTTGTTACTTGAATTTTGTGTTAATAGCTGTGTCCATCCCACACTAGTATAAGACGCCACCACGTTGGCAGATATCATAGCCAACAAAAGGTCATTGGCCTGATATGTTGGCATACCTACACTTATGAGTCCTAGACCATTACCAATGGTATAGTTAGTAGTCCAATCTCGGATTTGTGGCATTAGAAATTCACCTTATTTGCATATTTATCGCTATAATACACTGTAACTTGCTCCTGATATTGATGTACCTATATAAGTTAAATTCTTAGTATAAGTGTATGGTAATGCAGATCCATATAAAGCTATAGATGTTATTAAATTATTGTCGTAGGTAAATGATTTAGTGATGGTCAACGGTCCTGGAACTGAATAAACAACATTTGATATGAGAGTTCCTAATCTATTAATTATAAAAGGATATGCTGATAAATTCTGTGCTATAGTCTCATAGGTTGGAGTAACGGCAGCAAACACACCAGTTAGTTGACTACCATTGCCAACAAAATACTGTGCTGTGATATTACCTGATATGATAGCTGTGTTACTGACTATTGTATTGGCTGTTGCTGTGCCTGCTACTATCTCGTTTTGATTAACTATCTCGGTGTTGACTGTGGTGGTAGTACCAGTAACAGTTAGATTACCAGTAACTGTAAGGCTGCCAATATTGCCACTGTAAGCTGGCAATGATGTTTGTAGATTAGCTGCGACCGAGGTTCCGCCCACCGATAAATTACCATTAGATATCGTTAGTGGCACACCGCCAAGATAGATTGTATTACCGCTGACATAGATGTCTTTCCATTGACGTGTGGGACTTCCTAGGCTATAAGTTAAATTGGCGTTTGGAATTACGTTTCCAGCAACACCTGTGGTCAAGTAACTTAAAGTTTGAACATTAGAATAAGATACTGGTATGCCAGTTAGTTGGCTGCCATTACCAAATAAGTATTGTGCTGTGACGTTACCATTGACTGCCACATTACTACTAATAACAGCACCTGATACAGTTAAATTAGCACCAGTGATAGCACCAGCATAAGTTGGTAGATATGTAGCTACTTGAACGTTACTGTAAGAAGTTATCCCTTGTGATGATAGGTATGCTACTAAATTTACATTACTATACGCACTGGCTCGTAAGTTACCAATCTGTGCTTGTTGTTGGTATGCATTGGCTTGCAGAACCGTAACGTTGGCTTGCATTGACACTGTGTTGGCAAAAGCATTTTCCATGTCAACCATGTTGACATTACCAACGTTACCGTAGTAAGTTGGCAAGTATTGATACAATGCTGATGTATCATAAACTACTGAAACTGCACCTACCGCAATATGACGAACGTCAACAATGTCTGTGGTCAATGGTGTTTCAGTAAATCTAATCTGATTGTTATTAATAATATCGTAAGCAGTAAATGGTTGTTGCATGGTACCATTGATGCTGACCATCACACCAGTGGTAGTAGAATTTGATGTCAACGTAAATGTATTAGCAGCCCCATCTGGTGTGATGATGTCTGATGTGATTACCGCTTCACCTGGGATTATCCAGTTAGTTCCATCAAAGTATTCTATACTATCTCTACTGGTGTTGAATCGAGTAAACCCAACCTGTGCATTTGTTGGCCTATTTGCGTCATTACCTACAGGTAATCCAACTGCTAGATTTCCACCAAATTGCACTGTGCCGTTGCCTGTTGGACTGATGTAGATATTACCATCAAGGAATGCAGTGCTGATAGTTGTGTTACTGAATGTAATATTACCAACACTGGTTGCGGCTGGTAGACCGAATTGTCCAGAGTAAACAGCACCACTGATATAAACACTGTTGCCTGTAAAGCTAATTGGTTGGTTGCTGGCATTGTAAGGTGTATTATTACTATTAAAGTTTAAGATACCTGATTGATAGTCAAACACCCATAGGTCGTTGTTGCCGCTACCTGTAGCAAATACCTGTGTGCCTTTGGTTAATACATTACCTGCTTGTCCGCTTGGACTGATATAAACTTTGATCTGATATGTTGATCCGAATTCTGGTGGTATCCAGAATGTTCTACCTGTTTGCCAAGTCAATGTTGGTGTCGGAATACCTGCTGTGCTGGTACATTCTACAGGTAAGGTAGTTGGATAAACTGTTACGACACTGCTGTTACTGCCAGGAATAACATTGGCGATCAGACTAGCCTGTTGTAAGATCTTATCACCACGTAATAATAGTGGACTTGGATTTGGTTCGTTGGTTGCGTCAATGTTGCCAGAGATATCAGTCTTGGCTGCACCATAGACTATCTTCTTCCAAAGATAATCTACTTTTTGACTATCTGATGCGCTTTGTATAGGCATTATGACACCGCCAATGTGGAAACTGTTTGTCCACTTGCAAGAGCTATTCTAATTAGTGCGACGTTGTTAGTTGCTGATGACATACTAACTGTTCCTAGAGTCATCGTAAATGTTCCGCTTAGTGCTACGTTGGCCGCGATTAAAGCACCACTACCACAACCATCACTGCCATTACCACCTGCACCTGTATTACTTCCTGGAACTCCACTACCAGCATAGCTAGTTGAAGCTGTTAACCAACCATTAAGTCCGCTAGTTGAATCAATCGTTGTACCTGGCGCAGCTACCCATACACCAGCAACACCAGCCGGGGCTACGATATTCAAGTTAAAGTTCGAAACACCAGTGCGTTGGAAGCCCATGGTAAAGTATTGATAGCTAGTGCCATCACTGCTACGATTTGGACCTACTGGTAGATAGCCTGTGCTGTAGTTATTGGCTGAGAATTTTAATACGAGAT